CAACTGGCAAAACAGAAAAGTCTCGTGTTAAGAATCCAGATGGAACAGAAACAGTTACTTGGAGTGATGGCACAGTTACTGTTGAAGGATTTAAAACATACAGTTGGACTGACCCTAATACTGGTCAAACATATAAATTTAATAGCGCTGAAGAATTAAGTGCATTTGTTAATACATGGGTATCTACTAATGATGCCAACGCTGCAGCAAAAGCAGCAGCAGATGCAGCAGCAGCAACACTAGCAGCAGCAAATGCTGGCGCTGCAGCCACTAGATATGCAGCAGATTTACAGGCAGCACAAGAGGCAGAGCGTTTAAGATTAGAACGTGGTTCTGCTTATGCAATTCTTGAATCAGAGTTTACTAAATATGGACTAGGTGATTTGGCTAAAACAGTTAAAGACTTAATCCTTACTGGCACTCCATCTGCAGAAGCAACTTTAAAACTTCGCAACACAAAGGAATATCAGACACGTTTTGCTGGTAATGAAACTCGCCGTGCTGCAGGTAAGAATGTCTATAGTGAAGATGTTTACCTACAACTAGAGAATCAAATGCAAGAAGCCTTTGCTGCCTACGGTGTTAGTGGCGTCCTTGGTTCATCAAGAGAAAACCAACAGGCAAAACTTGCTACATTTATTGGCAACGATATTGCACCTACTGAAGTAAAGAAAAGAATTCAGATGGCAGTTGAAGAGGTTAACTCCCGCCCAGAAATTCTTAAAACTTTCCAAACATATTACCCATCAGTAACTGATAAAGATTTAGTTTCATACTTCTTAGACCCTAAGGAAACAGAAACAAGATTGACAACTAAGGTTCAAGCAGCACAGATTGGTTCTGCTGCATCTCGTCAAGGACTTGTTACAAATGTTCTTAGTGCCGAAGAATTAGCAGCGCTTGGAGTAACTGAAGCAGCAGCCAATACAGGATATCAAAAGGTTGCTTCTGTCCTACCAACCGCTATGAAACTTGGAGAACTTGAGGGTACTGGATATACACAGGCAGAGGCAGAAGGAGCCTATTTAAAGGGTCTAGCCTCTGAGCAGCGTAAGTTGGCAGACTTGGCAGCCCGTGAACAGAACAGATTCCTTGGTGCATCTGGTGCTTCTAAGGGTGCTTATGCATCTGGTTACCTAAACAGAACTTCATCAGCAGGACAATACTAAAAATTCCTGACGTGGACCTACCAGCCCCACGCAGCGTATAAGTCTGGGAGCAAGAGCCAGCCAGTTTCCCCGAACTGAACTGTGGCTTGCGACTAATCAACGAATAGAAAGGGTGGTTGCTATGAGCAACAACATAAACTGGGACGATGAAGATGACGACATCGATGATACAGACACTTACTCAAACGATGGCGGTGACTTGTTAAAGAAGTTACGCAAAGCCAAGCGTGCTGATGAGAAACGTATCAAAGAACTTACAGAGCAACTTGAGGGTTTATCCAAGGTGCAGCGTGAGAGAACCGTCAAAGAAGTCCTAGAAAAGAAGGGCGTCAACGCAAAAGCAGTAAGACTAATCCTCAAGGATTTGGATGACGTTAACGAGGAGTCAGTTAATAATTGGCTCGATGATAACGCAGACCTATTTGGATTGCAGGTATCTGACAATGGTCAGAACAAAGAGCAAACAGATATAAACCTTGCAGCACTACGTCAACAAGACGTAATTACTCAGAATGCTATGACCCCTGAACGAGCACAGGATTTAAATGCAAGACTCGATAACGCACAAAGTGCGGAAGAGTTAATTGCACTCCTGAACTCAAACTAATAATCATAGTTTCCTAATTCACTTGGAGGTGAAAAAATGGCTAACTCCTACGTATCCACAGGCTCTTCCTCTCTTGGAGGTACCGCTGGTGGTGCAGGTCTAGTCCAGAAGGCGTATGACCGTCTTCTTGAGTTCGCTCTCCGTGCAGAACCCCTAATTCGTTCTGTCGCAGATAAGCGTCCCGCAAAACAAGCAATCCCAGGTTCAACAGTTGTTCTACAACGTTATGTTGACCTTTCAGCAGCAACTTCAGCACTAACAGAAGATACTGACCCAGATGCAGTAGCAATGTCTACACCAACATCTGTAACCATTACTCTTTCAGAGTATGGTAACTCAGTACTTGTAACTCGTGCACTTGAGTTGTTCTCACTCGCAGATGTTGACCCAGCAATTGCTAACATCATTGCGTTTAACCTTGCAGATTCTATTGACCAGGTTGCGATGAATACTCTTCGCCAAGGTACAAACGTAATCTACTCAGGTTCAACAGCAACATCTACTGCAACAATCACTGCAGCAGCAACACTATCTTCAGCAAACATCCGTAAGGCTGTTGCTAAGTTACGTGCTAACAAGTCTATTGCTCGCAAGGGCAGCCTATACTGGGCTGGTATCCACCCAGAAGTTTCACACGACCTTCGTGCTGAGACAGGTTCTGCAGGATGGCTTCTTCCTAACCAATACGGTTCTGCACAAGACCGCATCTGGGCAGGAGAAATCGGAACATACGAAGGTGCATACTTCGTAGAATCTGCACGTCTTTACAATGCAACTGATGGTGCTTCTTCAGCACGTAACTACCGCACAATTATTGCTGGACAGCAAGCATTGGCTGAGGCAGTTGCTGAAGAGCCACATGTAGTTATCGGACCAGTAGTTGACAAGTTGATGCGTCATCGCCCAATGGGTTGGTACGGCGTACTTGGCTTTGCTCGCTACCGTGAAGAGGCTCTATATCGCATTGAGTCTGGTTCTTCAATCGCTTCTTAGTTGATTGACGGGTTGGCACTGTTTCTACGGCGAATACGTGGCAGTGCCAATCAGTAAGTTCATTAAGGGAGAACAATGGCAAATTATGTATTCAAGACACCAATAGTCCGAGAAGGACCCATTGGTAGACACCGCTTACATTTTTTCTATAAAGACAATAGAGGAATTTCCATTGCTAAAAGTGGTGGAACATACACACAAGTTCGCTATCCAATTGATAGTTCTCTTGATGATTACGATGAGTTTTATCGTGGTGGATATAACCACACAGTAAATGAGGCAACTAAGGCTGCATTAATTGCAGGCGGAGTTGGAGTAACGGAAGCAAACTTCACAGCAATCTAGGGGGATTGATGGCGTATCACTGGGAAGAACATCCAGAACCATTAGATGATTGTTTTGGATGCAAAGTAATGGGACTTCAGGTAAATGCTGGAGATGCCAAAAGAGATATTCCAGATAAAAAATGGAATGCAGAACTACAGGCTTATAGAGATGCAAGAGACCAAGGTATGCGTCCAGCAGGAACTACCATGAAAGATATTCAACAGGCACATGAAGCATCAGAGATTTTAGGCACAGCATACAACTCGGAAACTATGCCTAAAGCAGAAAAGATAAATACCAAAGTAGCCGAGGTTATGAAAGAGATAGGACAAGTATAATGCCAAAAGTAGGAAACAAGAAGTTCCCATACACAGCAAAAGGTAAGGCTGCTGCAAAGAAGGCTGCTTACAAGGCAGGCGAAAAGATGGAATCCAAGTCTGAGAAGATGATGGAAATGAAAAAAGGCATGAAGAAAATGGGTAAGAAGAAGTAATATGGCTACCCGTAAAAGTCCACTCCAAAGAGTTGGTGGCTATGTAGGCAACGCTATGCGTGAAGCCAGAGATGTTCCTACTGCAATTGGCACATCCCTTGGCGCACAATTTGATTATCAAAACCGTGGTCCAGCCAATGAAGCAGCAACAAAACGTGCTGCAATTGCATCTGGTAATAACCAAGACCGCCAAGTTGTTGAAGCAATCAATGCAATCATCAAGGGGAAGAAGGGCACTTCATCCGACCAAATTGATAAGAACGGTAAATATGTTAAAGGACGCCAACGTTAATGAAACAGAAGCATCCAGGGTTCAAGAAAGTTGCTGCGGGAATTGCGAAGAAGCAGGGAATCAGCAAGGAGAGTGCAAGTGCGATTCTTGCTTCGGCTGCCCGCAAGGCTTCCCCTGCTGCTAA